GGCTACGCCCAGGTCGATGCTGTCGGTCAGGGCGGCGTCAGTCGTCAGGGCCTGGCTGGCGGTGAAGGTGAGGCGCTTGTCAAGAATCATGTGAGTGTCCTTTGGTCAGGGGGTCGTGGCTTTAGGCCACGACCGCTTCGGCGTTGATCAAGGCATCGGTGCGCCGCACCGGGATGTCGTCGAAGGTCATGACGCGCTTGCCGGGCACGGGCTCCCCCGCCAGGTTGCTTGCCACGCGCTCCAGGATGCCCAGCCGCAGCTTCTCGCGGATGGTGCGGTTGACATAGAACGCCGCGCGGCCCTTGCCGAAGCTCGGGATGCGCTCGGCCGCCATGACCATCCAGTTGATCAGGTTCTTGGTGTTGGCGATGGTGTTCAGGTCGGACACGTCGATGTTGGCGATACGCACGAAGTAGCGCCAGTCGCGCACGCACAGTCCCAGGTCCCAGCGGTAGTGGGTGCGGTAGCCTTCCATCCGACCGCCGGCGCCGTCGACGTTCTCGATCGTCACCTGGCCCTTGTCTTCCATCTTCAGGCCCGCCTTCGAGCCCTTCGGGTAGATGCCGTGGCCGGTGTTCGGCCCCCACACGCACAGCCAGATGGATGTGTTGTCCGAACCCGCGCCGGCCGCGTTGATGATGTTGTCCGCGTTCTGAGCCGACAGCGAGTTGAAGCGCGGGGTCAGGCCGGTGAACGCCTCCGGGGTGACGCCTTCGTTGCCGTAGAACAGCGTGGTCGCCATCTTCTGGGACATGCCCTCGATGTGCGCACTGTCCTCGGACAGCCGGAACGCCGCCTCGTTGCCGTTCAGGTCGGCCAGCGCCTTGTCGATCTCGGCGTAGGCTTCCAGCATGCCGCAGTTGTCGGTGATCTGCGCGGTCGTGCTGCGGCCCGGCTGGACGCCGCCGTACATGCGCCGGAAGGTCGCCTCGGGCAGTCCGGTGCGCACCGTGGTGCGGTGGCCGGTGGGCAGGTTGCCCTCCATCACGGTAAGGTCGGTCAGGACTTCGTTCGTGGATTCGAGCAGTTCCACGATCGTGTCGATCTTGCCGTCCGGGTCCAGGCGCTTCGCAACGTCGGCCATGGTCGGGTTGGAAACGGGGAGCAGTGCCATTGTTTATTCCTTCAGTTCATCGAGGGGAAAAGGGTCCGCGCAGCGTTGCGGGGCGGTGCGGCGCCGGACGATCCCTGCACCAACACGTCCTCGCTGATAGCCCGCCCAGCGTTCACGAAAAACTTCACCACCGCCGGGTGGTTGCCCAGCCCGTACGCGTCCAGCACTTCAACAAGCTCCGGGGTGCCGAAGGCGTCGCGCGCTTTGTGCGCGGTAGCCAGGCTGGCATTCAGTTTGTCGCCCCCGATCTCGGGGTCGGTCTTCACGGCCTCGGCCCAGGCCGCGACCTCGGCGGCATGCGCCTCGTACTGCGCCTGCACCTGGCCGGCGTACAGGTCCAGGAAGCCTTGCACCGCTTCCGGTGCCAAGGACGACTTGGCCGCGAACTCCTTGAGGGCCGCCAGGCCGGCCTCGTCGATCGGCAGGCCCTCGGCCAGCTCGACCTTCAGGTCGGCGTACGCCGCCAGCGGATCGGCTGGGGCCTCGTCGGTTTTGGCTCCCGCCTCGGCCGGGGCCTCCGTCGCGACAGCCGTCTGGGGCTGTACAGCCGCGGTGGCCCCGGCGGGTGCGGGCTCCGGGGGCGCCGGTGCGGCGCTTTCAACAACTTCGTCAGTCACGTTTCAATCCTGTTTTCCGAAATCATGGCCGCATAGCTGTGCGGCATGTGGTTGACGATCAGCGCCAACAGCTCAAGTCCAACCGACCGGCGCCCTTCTCGGAACGCTGTCTCGTAGGGGTTGCCGGTGTGCGACATGCGAAACACGCCTGCGCTTTCCAGCACTCTCCACGCCACCCGTCTACCCGGCGCGGTGCCCATCAAGAACACCACCGCGTCCAAATCAAGGGCCTGTGACGCCGTCAGTTCTTGATGCTCAGCCTCGTCGTCTTCCAGGGCGTGCATAGTTTCTCGTTGTTTTTTGCTTTATGTGAACGGGGCTGCTACTGCCCCATGGCCGCTTGCACGGCGGCCAGCGATTTTTGCGCCTGCGCCGGGTCGGTCTCGCCCAGCGTCTTGGCGGTCTCCGCCACCATCGGCATGGCTGCTGCCTGTTGGGCGGCAGCTTCTGCCTGCTGCCGTTGCTCGCGCAGGGCTGCGGTGTCCTCGTCGGATCGAATGACCTTCGGGCTGATGGCGTACATGCTCCCGTACTCGTCTACCACCTGGTCAAAATCAATCTTGTCCAGCACTTCTGGATTGAGTGCGGCCAGGTTGGCCGTCACCTGCAGCAGCTTGTCCAGCGACCGTGAGCCGACGGCCTTCTGGGCCTGGGCCAGGATAGAGATGTACTCGACCTCCAGCTCGACGCCCTCAAGCTCCGGCGGGGGTGGGGGCACGATCTTGGCCCGCACCATGGAGTCGAACGTGATGTCGATCAGTGGCGACAGCAGCTCGTTGTGTACGCGCTCCAGCACCGGGCCAAGCTGCAGCAGCTTTTCCTCATGCCGTTCGGCAATCTCGGTAGCCGTTATGTTGCTCCGCGTGTCGGACGCGATCATCAAGAACAAGTCTTTGAAGAACGCGGAGTCGATGCGGTCCCGCACGTCCTTGATGTCCGCCAGCAAGAAGTCCAGTCGCAGGTTGGCTTCGTACGCCGAGCGGATGCCGCCCTGGTCCGCGGTCGAGTCGACGAACATCAACCCGCCCGGCAGGCGCGAGGACAGGGCCGACTTGTAGGACAGCGGCACCTGCAGCGGAGGGTCGACGGAGTAGTCGATGGCCTGGCCCTTGCGCAGCTGCTGGTGCTGCAGCTGCTTCACGTCGCCCAGGGCATCCATGCCAGGGGACTCTCCGTACACGTCGTTGCCGCGCACCACCCAGCGCGGGGCCAGGACGCGGAAACTGTTGTAGCCGCCCTCGCGCAGGTTCGTGCCCGGCTTGCCGGCGTCGTTGCGCCCCGGCTCGAAGTACACGGAGCAGTACGGCATGTTGCCGCTGTCCAGCTTGCGCACATCGCGGTGCTCGCGCCGGTGTACCATGTGGACTACTTCTACCGCCGCCAGCAGGTTGCCGTTGTCGTACAGGTTCTTGACCGTGGGGGACACCTTGTCGATGCCGAACTTGCGCACCGTCTGGTCCACGGTCATCTCGAACTCGCGGATCAGCCCGTCGACGTTGCTGTTGTCGTCGGTGTTGAGGCAGTATTCGCCCACCATGAGCTGATTGTGGTGGATGACGCTCTCGAAGTTGTCTTCGACAAAGCTGACGCCCGTGCCGAAGATGCCCAGCTCCTCGTACAGGCCGTGCAGGGTGCGGTACGTGTTGCTGGCCGCAAAGATGCGACGCATGATTGTCTCTACGTCGTCCAGCCACATGCGCACCGGGCCTTCCTCTGACAGCGCCTTGTCAGGCACCCCCAGGCGGAACCACGGGCGCGAAGGCGACGTGACGCCCGACATCAGGCCGGCTGCCAGGGCGCGCACCGCGCGGGTGCCGGTGTTGTCGATGATGTTCTGGTGCTTTTTGTTGCCTTTGTTGCGGTCGCTGGCCGTGAAGCGCGTGGCCCGCGGCTGCAGGAACTGACCCAGCTCGCGCCAGTGCGTGTCCCAGGAGCTGCGCTCGCGCTTCGCCTCCGCCAGCATGCGCAGGCGGAACTGCCGAAGGTTCTTGGGGTCGGCGTCGTATGCGCCCCCCGTGACGATGGGCATGGGGCGCTACTGCCCCCCACCCAGAAGCGAGGCGCCGCCGGTGATGATGCCGCGGTTGGCGCCAGCTGACAGGAACGACGGGGTGGCGGCTCCTGGGCCGCGGCGACGGCGGCGATTTGCCAGGGCCGTGTCGGCGTTGGCCTGCGTCTGCTCCTGCAGGTACTGCGTGGGGTCTTGGGCAGCTTGGGCCTGGACTGGTTGCTGCTTCGGCGCCTTCGGCGGGGACAGCACGCTCCCCAGGCCGGGGCCCTCCGCGCCCCCCCCCCCCGCAAACGGCGGTTTTGTGGGGGTGGAAAGGTTGTTTG